CTATCAAAGGTAGATACGAGTTCCCTGAATTAAGGCGCTTGGCCCTTCAACAATATAAATACTGGCAGCCTGAGTCTGTGATTATAGAAGCTAAAGCTTCTGGACTACCACTGATGTATGAGCTTCGACAAATGGATATACCTGTAATTTCCTTTACACCTAGTAAGGGAAATGATAAACATTCTAGAGTAAACGCCGTAGCACCTCTTTTTGAATCTGGAATGATATGGGCGCCAGAACAGAAATTTGCAGAGGAGGTAATTGAGGAATGCGCTGCATTTCCAAACGGTGACCACGACGACCTTGTGGACTCTACAACACAAGCGATCATGCGCTTTAGGCAGGGCGGATTGATCACGCACCCTGAAGATTATATTGACGAGAAAAAAGACCCTAAACCTAAAAGGTATTATTAATGAAATTTTTTTTGATGGCATTGGTTAAGAAGTTCAGAAAAGAGATGGGAAGATCCCCTAACCCAGGTGAATTAAACTCTTTAAAGAAAACAGCAAAAGATATGGAGATGAAAGATAAAAGCAATGTTATTAAATTTCCAGAAGGTGGCAAAGATAAAGTTAATCCTTTCGAAGATAGACCTACTAAGAAAAGAATTACAAAAGAAACAAGCGATACCCCTTTTACAGACATGGTTCAAAAAGAAGTTGGTGGTGTAAAGCTTTATGGTGATGAAACTTTTGGTGAGTTAGATATCATTAGAAAAACAGGTAAACATCCAAGAGGTGAGCCAAAAGCTCAAGGTGGTATTATTGGTCTAGCTAACGGTGGACCATCAGACCCAAGCAGAAGAAGATTCATGAAAATATTAGGAGGCCTTGCTACTATTCCTATTCTTGGTAGATTTATTAAACCTATTGAACAAGTTGCACCTGTTGCTACAGAAACAGCTAAAGTTGTGCCTTCTTATTTTTTTAAACTTGTAGACAAAATTAAAAGACTTGGTGATGATGCACCTGGAATTACAACAACTGAAAGAGAAGTTGGTAAGAAATACAAGGACTATGAACTTGTAGAAGATTTAAACACTGGAGACATTGTTATTAAAAAAAGAACAGAAGGTGGTGCTACGGTTGGAGACGAAAGTTTTGATACCATTGATTCAGAGGAGGTTATGATCTACAGAGCAAAACAGAAAACAGAAACAGGCACTCTCCCAGAAGATTACGAAGAGTTAACAGCAAAACCCTCTTCACCAGATGGTGAGCTAGATGATGTTCAAGATGGTTTAGATAATCTTGATGAAATTTTAAACGAAGTTGGAGAGAAGAGAGCTAAAAAAGCAGGCGGTGGTATCGCCTATCTATTAGGAGAATAATGTCTAGTGTATTGAAATTTGTAGACGATCTAGTCGAACAAACTAGTCCAGCTGACGACGCACCAAGAATAGAAATGCAAGAGGGTGGTGCTATCAAAGGAGCACCTAGACTTCCAGTAACTGCTGAACTACAGGAATTAGCACAGAAGCTGTACGGAAAAGATTTTAAAGATTTATCTCCTGATCAAAGAACAAAATTAAGAGCAGGTAAAATCAAGACGGATCCTGTTACATTTCAAGAATATTTAGATGACTACAAAAAAATGGCAGCAGATCCAGATTACAAACCAAAGTTTATGAAACCTGCAAAATCAGGTGGTCTGTCCATGCAACAATTAAGAGCTAGACAAGAAGCAAAAAGAACTATCGAAGGTTTTGAAAGTAAATTTCTTAAAAATATTGGAAAAAGAAGAAAAAGTAGATTTAAAGCTGCTTTAAAAGCAGATCCAGAAAGAAAACAAAGAGAAATGGCTAAAAGAGCTGAACGTAGAAGACAAAGAAGAGCAGCAAAATTAAGTGATAAAGTTAGTTTAACTCAAAGAGAAAAATTATTAAATTTTGAACAGTCTTTAATAACAAGGCAGCTTAATGATAAAATAAAAGCTAATCCAGATATTATTTTAAAAAATGAAAAGCTTTTAGATAAATTATCTACGACAGTAGATAGTGAGGGTAATATTATAAAATCTAAACCCACTATTTATGAATTAGAAAAAAGAGGTTTGTTTGAAATAGAACATCAAAGAGACGTGCGTAAAGCTGGAGCCATGAAAGATTTTCCATATAATAGAAATCCTATTCTAGGACCACATAATAGAGCAGGTGGATTTAAAGATATGGCTGAAAAGTTTATTGAAAAAAATCCTGATCCTAAAAATCCTAAAGTTAAAAATATAATTAAAAAAGCAGAAGAATTAAAAATTACTTTACAACCTAATGTCCCTAAAGGAACATTTAAAACAAAAGGGTTAGGCTATAAGCAACCTACAAATCCTACAGGAAAATTTGTTTCATATGCAAAGTCTTATTTACCAGAACTTGTGGATGATAAAATTGGTATGGCTGGTTATACAAAAGACAGAAAAATGTTAGAGCAAGGTTTAAAAGCCACTAGAAAAATAGGATCTTCAGGCCCAACACTTGGTATGAATCTTGGTTTTGGTCCAGCGTTAAGAGTAGCTGGAGAAGTTATTGGTTCACCAGCAGCAGCTTTAGCTTTTGCCACACAAACGGTTAGAGATAATTTAAGAAAAGGTGAAAACCTAGCAGATGCAATTGTTGATCCACTTGTAGGCGCTGAATTATTATTTCCTGAAATTGCTAAAAAAGCAGCACCAGGAGTTATGAAAGGTATTTTAGGTTTAGGTAGAGTTGGTAGAATGTTAACTCCCGTAGGAGCTGCAATCACAGCGGGAGGACTGGCTGTGGATTATGGCAAATTTGTGAAGCGTGAAATTGATAGAATTAAGAAAATGACACCAGAGGAGAGAGAACAATACGATGCAGAAGAACAAGAACAAATGGGTATAGCAGCCGCAAAAGGCGGATTGATACCACCTAAATCAGGAAAGACACCTCACGGTGACAAAGGCTTGGCTTCTCTAGCTGATTATGATATGACAAACACGGAGTTTATAAATGGCAGATATAGATAAAGGACTCCCTAACACTCGTACTGAAGTAAAAGTTCCTAGTGAAGAAGTCGATGTTAAGGAAGAAATCAAAGAACAGAAACCTATAGAAGTTACACCAGAGGAAGATGGTGGAGCTACAATTAATTTTGAACCAGGAGCCGTGAACATACCTGGCACAGAATCTCATTTCGATAACCTAGCAGATATTTTACCTTCAGATGTTTTAGATCCACTCGGTAATGAACTTAAATCAAATTACATGGACTATAAAATGTCCAGAAAAGAATGGGAGAGATCTTACACAGAAGGGCTTGACTTACTTGGATTCAAATATGAAAATAGAACGGAACCGTTTCAAGGAGCTTCAGGTGCAACGCACCCAGTGTTAGCAGAGGCTGTTACACAGTTCCAAGCTACAGCATACAAAGAGTTATTACCAAGTGACGGTCCAGTTAGAACACAAATTTTAGGTGTAACAACACCACCAAAACAACAACAAGCTCAACGTGTTAAAGATTTCATGAATTATTTAATTATGGATCAGATGAAAGAATATGAACCAGAGTTTGATTCTATGTTATTTCATTTACCGTTAGCTGGTTCTACGTTTAAAAAAGTTTACTACGATGATTTATTAGGCAGAGCTGTTTCTAAGTTTGTGCCTGCTGATGATTTGATCGTGCCTTATACAGCTAATAGTTTAGATGATGCAGAAGCTATTATTCACGTTATAAAAATTTCAGAAAACGATTTAAGAAAACAACAAGTAGCAGGGTTTTATTCTGATGTAGATTTAGGACCACCTGCTATGTCTACAAATGATGATGTTTCTAAAAAAGAAAAAGAATTAGAAGGCACTAAAAGATCTGGAAAACAACAAACTATGTACAATCTTCTGGAATGTCATGTTGATCTAGATCTAGAAGGCTTCGAAGATATTGGTACAGACGGGCAACCGACTGGTATCAAGCTACCTTACATCGTTACGATCGAAGAAGGTAGTGGAGTAGTTCTTTCGATAAGAAGGAATTACGCGCCCAATGATCCATTAAAACGAAGAGTTCAATATTTTGTCCACTTCAAATTTCTGCCTGGACTAGGATTCTACGGATTTGGATTAATACACATGATTGGCGGATTGAGTAGAACTGCAACAGTCGCTCTCCGCCAATTATTAGATGCAGGGACATTATCTAATTTACCTGCAGGATTTAAACAAAGAGGTGTTAGAGTTAGAGATGAAGCATCACCAATACAACCAGGTGAGTTTAAAGATGTAGATGCACCAGGTGGTAATTTACGTGAAGCATTCTTTCCTCTACCTTACAAAGAACCATCAGCAACTTTATTACAATTGATGGGTATTGTGGTTCAAGCTGGTCAAAGATTCGCGGCTATATCTGAATTACAAACGGGTGAAGGCACACAGAATGCAGCTGTCGGAACAACGATCGCTCTTTTAGAGAGAGGATCAAAAGTTATGTCAGCAATACACAAAAGATTATATAACTCCATGAGAAACGAGTTTAAAATATTATCTAGAATTATTTCTACTTATCTACCAAAAGAATATCCATACGATGTTATTGGTGGAGCAAGAATTATTAAACAAGCAGACTTCGATGACAGAATAGATATTTTACCTGTGGCTGATCCTAATATTTTTTCCATGTCACAAAGAATAACACTAGCACAAACACAATTACAGCTAGCCACATCTAATCCACAGATTCACAATTTATATTCGGCCTACAGAAACATGTACGAAGCTATCGGTGTTAAGAATATTGATCAAGTATTACCACCTCCTGCTCCAGTGCAAGCGATGGATCCAAGTAGAGAACACATTATGGCTTTATCAGGCAAACCTTTCCAGGCTTTTCCTGGTCAAGATCATAGAGCACATATCACAGCACACTTAAATTTTATGTCAACAAACATGGTTAGAAATAATCCTGCTGTTATGGCTGCCATACAGAAAAATATTTTAGAACATATTAGTCTAATGGCACAAGAACAGATACAATTAGAGTTCAAAGAGCAATTAGAACAACTTGCAATGTTAAGACAGACAGCTCCAGTTGATCCACAAGCTTCACAACAGCTAAATTCTGTTGTTCAAAACATAGAATCTAGAAAAGCGGTGTTGATTGCAGAGATGACACAAGAATTTATGATGGAAGAAAAGAAAATTACATCACAATTTGACTCTGATCCGCTTCTAAAATTAAAAGCGAGAGAGGTTGACCTACGTGCAATGGAAAATGAACGTAAAAAAGTTGCAGATGAGGCAAAAGCAGACCTTGGAAGAGCAAAATTAATGCAAGCTAAAGACATTTCAGATGAAAAAATGGATCAAAACGAAAAATTAGCTAAATTAAGAGCTGGAGTTAGCCTTGCAAAGGCTGATAAACCAGGTATAACTGCAATAGAGGTGGAAGAATAATGCCACTAAATGAAAAAGGCCGTAAAATCATGAAGTCCATGAAAAAACAGTACGGTAAAAAGCGTGGCGAAACAATTTTTTACGCTTCAAAAAATAAAGGCGTAATTAAAGGTGTTGAAAAGAAAAAAACAAGGAGAAAAAATGCAAAGACTAGATAAAATTAAGCCAGTTAAAGTAGGCGAACAGCAAGTTGAGATAGATCCTAGATCTAAAACAACAGCTGACAAAGCTTTTAACTATATTGGTACAGGAAAACCTGAATTACCAGTAGGCGGACAAAAAAGAATGCTGGCTGAAAAGAAAAGAAACTCGAAGGCGTACTAATGGCTTGGTTCAGTTTAGCAAAAATTGCTTTGCAGGCTGGTAGTAAGATATATGCTAATCGTCAAAAGACAAAAATGGCTATGTCTGATGCACAGCTTATGCACGCAGAAAAAATGGCTCGGGGTGAGGAAGCTTACCAGGGCAAACTTTTAGAAGCGAGGCAAAACGACTATAAGGATGAATTCGTACTCGTAATTATTTCGGCGCCCATCATTGTGTTAATGTGGGCAGTGATGTCAGATGACCCTGAAGCAATGGAAAAGGTTAAATTATTCTTTGAGTACTTCCAGTCGCTCCCTTCATGGTTTACAAACCTGTGGATTTTGGTTGTAGCGAGTATTTTTGGTATAAAGGGCACACAAATATTTAGAAACGGTGGTAAGAAATAATGTCTAAATATTATAATGCCTATAAAGCAGTTAAACCACTTGCTAAAATAGCTGGCCAGAAAACTGTAGGTGCTGTTAAATCAGCAGCAAAAAAAGCTAAGGCTAAAGCTTCAGAATTTAATATTAAACAAGGCTACAGAAAAGCAAAAGAAAAACTTGATAAGACATTAAATAAAACAGATGCAATTCTTAAAAAATTTGGTAAAACTGTGGACAAACAGAAAAAAATTATGGGAGATAAATAATGGCTAATAAAAGATACAACAAACAAGTTCCTGGTTTTGAATCAGGTGGCAGAGTGGGATTACAAAATGTAACAAAACCACCGAAACCGCAATATATAACTAAAAAAGAAAAACCTCAGTACATAACTAAAAAATCTAAGTTTATAACTAAGAAGAAAAAACCAGTACAGAGTGAGTCTAAGTACATAACTAGAAAAGAAAAACCTAAATACATAACTAGAAAACAAAAAGAATCAGGTAGACAAATGGGAGGTAGACCTCGTGACTAAACTTTGTCCAAGAGGAAAAGCAGCAGCTAAAAGAAAATTCAAGGTATACCCTAGCGCCTATGCTAATGCCTACGCATCTAAAATTTGTGCAGGTAAAATTAAAGATCCATCTGGCGTAAAAAGAAAAGATTTTAGAGGACCTAAACCAGCTAAAGCAATGGGTGGTAGAATAAGAAAAATGGGTGGAGGCATGATGCAAATGCCTAGAGCAATGTATAAAAAAGGTGGCAAAGCATTAAAACCAGTGGACAAAGAAAAGAATCCAGGTCTAGCAAAATTACCAACAAAAGTTAGAAATAAAATGGGCTTTATGAAAAAAGGGGGCTCTGTTAAAAAATTTCCAGATCTTTCAGGTGATGGTAAAGTTACAATGAAAGATATTCTAATGGGTAGAGGAGTTATTCCAAGAAAAGGTAAAAAAGGTGGTGGCTTAATGGAAGCGACATCTAGATTAAAAGCTCAAGGTTTAAAAGCTGGAGGCGTAGCTAAAGGTTGTGGAGCTGTTATGAACGACAGACGTAAAGTCACTAAAATGTATTAACATGGCTGGTTTAAAGACATGGTTCGATCAAAAATGGGTAGATATTGGGAGCAAGCGAAAAGATGGATCGTTTGCAAAGTGTGGCCGTTCAAAACAA